AGCACCCTTACCGTAGTCATCAATATGAATCATGTGTGGTAAACTCTGACGCTGGTAATTGGCCCAAAACGGTTCACCTTGGCCAACGTTTTTATCTACCACACGTTTAAGTATACGCCATAGATTTGTAAACTTTGGTATAAGCAAACGCTTGTCAATGTACTCACTGCGTTCGGCATATAAATGCCCTTCGCTGTGCCAGTTTACATAACCTTCTTGATTGTTTTCGTCCCAGTGTTGCTTAAAGAGGGTCAGCTCTTCGGGACTGAGTAAGTTGTCAATGATTTTCATGGGGATTTTCTTTAGAAGTACTGCTCTAAATATTTATGAAATATCCTCTAGTGTCTAGTATTACTAGATTTCCGTTTATCTCCGGTTGCTCGGGCATTCAGCTTTATCAATGCTGTGCTTAGGCGTGTTCATCCAAAGGATATAGTAAAGCACACTGGGTTTGTTGCGTAACAAAAAAGGTCCTTTTCAAGGGGACTGGGTCGCGGAGGCATTCCCATGTTTCATCAATGTGCTTTACTATACAGAGTGTTGCCACTCTGTAGATGGGGTTATACCCCAACCAGTTGTCTTACTCACCAGTTACCGCCTGGCTTTTATGCGACTGTCCGCCCTTTCAGTTATTATAGTGGACCAAGGTACTCGTTACCATCCCACTTACTGCTTACTTTTTGTAATTACGGTTTCTAGCTTGGTCAAGAATTTTAGTTTGTTCAACTAGTGCTTGTACGTGAGCCTCAACTCGTTTTACTTTTGCTTCTAACAAAGCAACCTTTTGCTCCGGAGAAAGCATAAATTTATTTTCTTTTGTAACGTCTTGGCGTTTCATCTTGCTCTCCTTTTAAAAATAAAAAACCTCGGGGTTTTAATCCGAGGCCTTAGTTGATATAATAAAGTAAATTATAGTCTAACTAAGACCCCCTGCTGGTTCGCGATCACTATTAATCATTGTAAACGCACACCAGTAGGCTATCCCGCCTAATAGGGCTTGTTGTTTTGATACGGAATGATTAAATGTAGTGTTCATTATAGTTATCTATTATACTTTTATTTATCTTTTGTGTCAAGTATTACTATTTAATCCCAATGTGTTGTATTTGCACACTGGTATTGAAAGTCTCTTTCTAATTCTAACATGTCCGCTAAATCAAATCTATAATTATGCGCCATGTTTTGATTGTAGATGGTAATTCTTACATAGTCAACCGGTGTACATTCCGGACGAGGTCCTATTGTTTTATGCTCTACTGTCCAATGTATACCAATTGATACTTGGTGTTTAAATCCCATTGGATTTCTGTATTCTTGCAGTATGCGCTCAAAAAGATCTTGTGCTAAGGTGTAAGTATGTACGTAATTTTCGCTTACCCGCAAAGACCATTCAACTTGTTTGCGCTTTTTGAAAAGGTATAATTTAAAAGGTTTATCAAATGTTAACATTATACTTGGTAGGAGTACTGCATTTTGGTGCCCAGGGTCGGACTCGAACCGACACGCCTCACGGCACGAGCTTCTAAGACTCGCATGGCTACCAGTTACATCACCTGGGCAATACTATACTTATACTTGGTGGGCCCACTTGGATTTGAACCAAGGACCAAAGGATTATGAGTCCTCTGCTCTTACCACTGAGCTACAGGCCCAACAATGCTATTATATACTATTGATATTTAAAGGTCAACGTCTTTGGCGAGGAGGCTGAATTGCTTTAGGAGCTGCCTTAGGTTGTTGTGCTATTTCTGGTTCTTCAATTTCTGGTTCTGCAACCGGTTGTTGAACTTGCGGTGCTGGTGCAGGTGTTTTAGCACGTGGGTTAAGTGCTGGGATTAATTTGGTTAGTTTTGCAACAATCTTATCAACAGGCACATTATCCATTACATACTGCATAGTCAATTCAATCATTTTATTGATCACACTTGGATCGCGCACACCTCGGGCTGCGGCCAATTTTTTAGCAAATACAGTAGATTTCTTTTCAATGTCTTTTTTGTTTTTAAGCCCAGTTAAACTAGCTGTATCAGGAACAAAGCGTCCTGCACGTAAATCTCCTGCGCCGGGTGACAAGGTTACCTGTGGCATCATTTCGCTTTCAGGAGCATAAATGTACGTGGTTGCAACACCGATGCTACCTTGCATGTCTGCATACTCCACAAAGTACTGCGCTTGCTCTGTAGGTATATCCATTAGCAACATACCAACGAATCCTGAATATTTTTTGTAATTATTATACCCAGTTTCAAGATATGTATTAACGATCATATCTGCATCGCCGTTGATTAATGCTTTTTGATATGCCTTATTATTTGTAAACTTAAATGTAGCGTTGGCAATTTTTTCAGCAACTTCTTTTAACATTGTTGGGTCAATTGCCGGACGAATAGTATCTGTCCAATATTTGGTATTAATACGATCCGGAATAGTTACTGCACTAGCTTTGGGAATTGCTTTAGAAATTGCAGTAACAATAGCACCTAGATCTAATTTAGCTTTACGAGCATTAATCCAACGTCCGCCTTTACTTGCTCGAGTTTTAACTTCAATTGGTTTTGTTTTGACTAGAATGTCTCCGCCACCTTGACTGCGTCCGGACCATTCAATTTCTGGACTTAATACTGCAAGGGCAACTTCGCCTGGGCCAACACCCTGACTTACCAGGTCAATACTAAGACGCTTAAACAACTCTTGGGTAAATCCCGGACCAACAAGTTCTTCAAATGAGTGTAATTTACCATCAAGTAGTGCCGAAGTATTAATTACTTTACCTTTGGCGTATTTGTCTAAGAACAGATTCTTTTCTTCAATAGGCGCTTCTATAGCTAAAATTGTAGTTACAATTTTTTTGATAAATCTTTGTGCGTCAGCATCCTGTCCAACAACACGTTTGATACGGTCGTCGATATCGCCTGCTTTAAGTACATTAAGTACTCGTTGCAAAGTAGTTAAATCATCAGTGGCTTTAACTACCCCGATAATTTCTTTCTTTAATTGTGGATCTTCAAATATGTTAAGTAAGTTTCGCATAGTTAAGTATTTATCGTAGTTGTATTAATTGGTTATTTGATAGAAATTCTTGTCTAACCACATAACTACTACATCATCTAATCTAACGTATCCGTACTTGTTGATACTGTTAAGTAAACTGTCGTTTATCAGTCGTTTTTCGGCCAATTCGTGCCAAGTTACTTCCCTATCACCCATCGGATCATTTACCGTGGCATACACAGCCGCATACAACCAAGGACTATTGGGATCTCGATAAAAGTAAGCATCTCTACAGTCAAACCCCGAGACAGCCAACATATAGATTAAGTTTAGTAAATTGTAACTGTAGTATTGATGGTTGTGCTGACTTACCACAAGTTTACCGTATTGCTTATCCCAGTATGTAGTTTGCGGAATACTCAGTACCAACATTCCATTTAGATTTAGGGTCTGTTTCCATGTGGCTAAACATTTGTACGGATTTCGACTGTATTGAAAAACATCATGTGCCCACATTAAATCAACTTGTCTGGGGATTATACGATTTTCAAAGTTACCTTGTATAGGGATAACGTTTTTAGCTTTAAGAACATCAGATTCAATTTGATCTGTATTTTGATCCACTGCATACACAATATAGTTACGCGGCTCTGGTGGCTCATCTCTAGTGGTTAACTCTGCCCACCATTTAGAATCTAGGCCGGCACCACAACCCATGTCAGCAACAACTGTTAAACTGTCTAGAAAACTATCATACTCAACCAACTTGGTTAATACTTCTAAACTGTGTTGGTGACTGTCATGCGAATTTTTAAAGAGTGCCATTGTGGATTCGTTTATGTGTGTCTAGTACGTACTTGGCTAAATGTACCGTGAGGTTATTGTTAATAAAATGCTCGAATACTTTATTTAACATATCTCGATAATAATCAAGTCCAACACCATGTGTAAACCATTCGTATCCTCTACGTCCAATTATCTCTGTAATAGTTTGCAATTCTTTCTTAGGCAATGTTGGGCAAGTTAACACCGGACATTGATGTATATCTGTAAACCACGGCAAACACTTATTGGCTATAATTTCGTAATGGCGTAAACAATCCCATCCACCTTTTTTCCAAGTTGGTCCAAAGAAGCTATTAGCATAATCATCATAATACTCGCGCTCAACTGTAAAAGTGTATTTCTGATTATTTTGGCCGCCTTCAATGGGCACAGCACCTGCAATAATTTTATCTTTTTGCACATCAGGGCGGCTGATTACCTTTTGTCTCGGGAAAGCATAAGGAATAGGCTGTAATCTAGGATCAAAGAATGTTAGTTCACGTTTAAAGTAAGTGCCCCGCCCAATTAAATGACGAGTATCTCTATAATGCGTAAATTCATCTTGGTCTTTGCCACAAATGATAATAATTTTATCTGCAGGGTAGTGTTCTAATATTAGGTCTTCGTAAGGACTGCCAAAGTCGCTACGTGCTAGAATACATAAATCAAAGTAATGACCTTTGATCTTGCCTTCTATATCTGTGCGATCAATATGGCTATCATCGCCGATTAATCTGTACATGGTAAATCCGCGGCCATGTAGCTCAGTATGAGATTTAAACTTACCTGTACCCGGACTGCCATCTTTGTACATGTACCACAAACGTGGTTCATCGGTTACTTCAATATCGCCCAATTCACATAACCCATCAAATACAGCATCTGACAAGTATTCGTTGGCGAAGGTTTCGTGCCTGGTAAGTAAAATTTTTAAGGTCATACAACAATATCTTCCATTCCGGCTGTACGTAATCTAACCACATGTCCTAGCATAAAGTTCTTTGACTCAATGCCTTTCATAACACCTAGCCATTTGTTACGTAACAAGGCTACTTCGTTAATGATAGTTTCCATATCAATAACTTCATCTTCTGCTTCTGCATACTTTTCAGCATCTCGACTTGTGAGTGCTCTAGCGTATGCTTCTAAATATTTTTTGTAGTGTTTTTGTCTAATCCTACGCAACTGTATGTTAAGATGTTCTAGTACCGCTTCAATTTCTTGTAGTTGGTTAAATCTGTGTTCTGTTTCACCGGGCAAATTACTCAGTTCTTTTTCAACTTTGCCATGAATTTTAATATGGCCTTTGGCCGCCGCAAGTTCCCGTTCATAGTAGTCTATGAAGTCGGGAATTTCTCCTAGATTTGCAACTACTTTATTATACCACATTATTCGATTCCATTCTCTGTAAAGTACCGATTAATATCAGGAAATAACTCTCGCCAATTAGTGTGCCGTCTTAGATCAAATTGATCTAGAGTTTGCTTTAACTTGCCTAACCGACCCAAGTCTTGTTTACTTGATCCTACTAATTTTACTATACTTTCCAATCGTTGTCTAGCAGTATTGTCCCAGTCTTGAGTGATTGGGTAATTGGCCAGTAGTTCAGTTAACTGTGCTTGAAAGAATTCTGGGCCAAATATCTCAGGCCGGTACATTAACTCGTTTGGTCCATCCACTGCGTGATATGCTTGTGTAATGTTTGGGTTAGTCTGTTTCCATTCGCCAATCTTACGCTGAAACTCCAAGGTAGTGCCAATGCTTAAATTGGATACTACTTGATGCACATTAATATACAACCACTTGTGACTGATTAAATATTCAAAATTTTCTTGCCACCTTGTTAAACTCAATCCATTGCGTATAAACTCTGCCTGTGGTCCCCAGCAGTCCAGGCTACAGCTGATGTCTACTCTACGTATACGCTTTTCTGATATCAGCTGTTTGGCTATGTCAACAAATTTAGTAACTGTTGCAGGATTGGCATTTAGATTAGTGTTGATATGAAACTCTAACTCTGTGTGTTTACGCTTACTCATGAAGTCCAGGACATTCCAAAACTCTTTTTGTAGTAAGGGTTCGCCACCCAATATATGTAGTCGTAAAATACCTGTATAGTTCTTATCTAGCCAATCCAAGTAGCGTTCAAGATACTGTTCTTGATTACTAACCGGAATAATTGGCGGCAATCCTACAGGATATGGACCGTATTTTTTTAGTTCTTCGTTAATTCTACTGCTGTATATGGGCAAGCAATATACACAAGCCAAATCGCAAGTATTATTAAGATACAATTCAGCAATGCGAGGAGTTGCTATTGTTGATGCATTAAAATCTACAGGAGTTAATCCAGGTATGGCATTATGAAATGTGCGGTCGCTCACACCCCCTGCCTGTTCCATATCTTTACAGTACTCACAGCCACGTCCTGCCTTGGGCCATTCGCCTGCCAACATGCGAGCACGATCGTCTTGCACTTCTGGGGTATTATTAAATGTGTCGAACTGGTCTATGCTGACATAAACGGGTTTAACTCTATGACAACTAGAACTTTCGCCTGTGTACAAACGGAACGTGTTCCAGGACCATTTAAATACACAAGCGGCATCGTTTTTGATTGGGAAGACTTTACCAGTCGCCGTCATCATCTTCGAGTTCGTCTTCATCCTCTTCGACATATTCTCTAAGAGCACGTTTTAGAGTTGGGTCAGTGGAACCAAATTCTTTAAGTTCTTTGTCGCCCAGCATGTCAACCATAACACTCATTAAGTTGTCAGCGCATTCCTGGCGATCTTTGCTGGGAACGTACTGTTTCATAATAATATACAGTTCGCTTAACACTTCAACTTCAATACTCATTCTACTGTTTCCTCTGCTGTAATTTCACTAATTTCCTCATCGGCTACTACAACTAGTTTTTGATGTGGATTGGCTACATAGTCTGCCATGGTTCGGTCAAGACATTTGTCTTCATTTCGTTCCCATGCTTTTCGAAACTTCTTGATAATAGTGCCATCTATTAGTGTATAAACTAAACTATTACCTTCCTTCTTAAGCAAGTCTTTGCCTTCAAACATGTCTACTAAGCCCGAGTACGGGTTCATGCCTGTTTCATAAGGAATTTTAACTTGCACAGATTCAAACGGCTTAGCGTATCGTGTTTTCATAATCTTACATGCCGCACGAATACCATTGACTTCGCTTACCTTGTTGCCATCTTCATCTTCTTTAAGTTTCAATTTACGCATAGCAACAACAATAGAGCTAGCATAGATAAAGCCTTGTCCGCCGGAGATCTTGTCGTCTGGATCAAACATGTCCTGACTTGCGTATGTGTGTGCTGTACATACCAAGCCTAGATTTAAATTACCAAACATGTTTACGCAATTACGTACCAAGGCTGCTAGTGCTTTGGGCTTACGACCCATGTCACCTTTCAAGTCACCTGCGTCAAATTGATTAACGTCAGTTGGAGTAAGTAACATTCCCAACGAGTCTATGACAAACATGACCTTAGGACGATCTGTTTCTGGAATTTCTCTGTAATTCTTAACAAAATCGCTAATAAGTTTAGCAACATCATCAATCATAGCAAGATTAAGTTTAAGCAATTTATCTTCGCTAGTGTCTACGTCTAATGCTTTAAGCCAGGCCTCATCAAGTGCGTTTTCTGTATCAATAAGAATAACGTAAATTCCTTGTTCCTGTGCATTCTTAACTAAATTGCCCGAGCAAATAAAACTTTTGCCTGCGCCAGACTCTCCAGCAAACACAGTAACTTTACCTAACGGAACACCTTTGTGGAAGTCTCCGCTAATAAGATAATTAAGTGCGTAGTTGTTTGTACTGATCCAGTCGGTTGGATCAGTAAATCCTACACTAATGCCATCAATACTCTTGGTAATGCTTTTACGAAATTTTGATACGTCAAATGGTTTGTTAATTGCCATGATAAGGTCCCTTAATAGTTTTATTTTGCGGCTAGTGCTTCTTTTTCTGCTGTGATTTCTTTACGACGTTCTTTAACTGCTTTACTCATTTCTTGCAATGCTTTACGAGCACGGGCCGCGCTTGCCTTAACACCCTTACCTGTAAATTTTTCATTTTCTGCAAGGTATGTTTCAAATGCGGCTACTAGCTGTTCATGTTGTGACATTTTATTTCCTTTTATATAATTGAATATAGGTCTTTAAAAATTTTACTACTGTCTAACTTTCTTCTTGTATCTAGAATTTTTAGTTCTTTGATTGTACTATTTAAATCTTTCTCAAACGGTTGATCGCAATGTGCTAACAAATTACGATATCCATCTTCTAACAAAAATCCAGGACGTTCTTTAATCCTAGACTCTAGTATTTGCTTTATAGATTGTAACTGGCTTTCTGGTAAATGTCTAGTATCAAAGTGTCCAGGCCATTTTACTGCTGTTAATATAAATGCGTTTGGACCAAAGCCTTGATCTCGAAAATAATCAATTGTAGTAAATATGCTTCGAGCATTTAGTATAGTCCAAACCATATTAAATGTAATCTTGTGCGGTAGAGTTCGAATCTTTTCTAAGTTGTTTAAAAAATTGGACCATACACCGCCGTAACGCATATATTCAAATTCTTCACTCATACTTTCTGCGCTAACAGTCCAATGTATATTTTTAAACTGGCAAAGTAAATCTAGTATTCGTGTTTCTGTTTTGCTTAGATTGGTATTTACTCTGATCATTACATCAGGATTTTTTTCTAATAGTAATTGCAGGAACTCTTCATTCTCACGCATCAACAAAGGTTCGCCTCCGGCCATATAAACATTTTTAAGTTGATGGGCATTGCTGAATATATAATCTTTGAGTTCTTGCTTACGTTGTTCGCTAGGTTGCTCTACATGTAAGTTGAGTTCGCTGGCCCATTTGCTACTTAATATATGGTCGCAATAAACACAGGCATGGTTACAAGTATTTGACCAACGCACATCAACTTGATGCAGGTCAAATGTGTCTGCCTTTTTATATAACTCTGAATCTACTTTTTTGAGTTCTTTAAGGTAGTATACTCTACTGCTGACAATATCAAATGACCGTTTATCTTTTTCCAAACTATAGCAGTATCCACAAGTGGCCGGTTCCTGTTTTGCAAGTATCTGCGTCTTTGTTGCTGTATTCTGTTCACCATGGAGAATGTTTTGGATCGAATCATCTTTTAAATTACCTATTGTTTCGTAACTACAAATGCAATTCTTTACTGCGCCAGAAGTGTCAACATAAAACCCTGTCCAGGGAATAGGACAAAAGGCCTTGTTGGTTAACATTTCTTTTGGCGTCATAATTTCTGTCCTAGACTAATGTCTGGAATGTCTAAATTGTTGGCGTCTGCCATGCGTAGAATAGAAACTAGTACTCGTGCCCATAGTGCTGGATCTGCGCCTTCTTGTAATTCTGGATGTGTGGCTACCATGCCGGGGCGCACTAAAGTAATCTGCGGACCAGACATTTTATAACGTAACTGTGCTACTGCATCTTCTAATGCACGTTTTTGTAAATGATATTCTTCCAATCCTGGTACTACTGTAGCAGGAAACTGTGCGAGCATTGTGCTGATAACCACAATACGTTTAGGTGTTGATATCCAACGCTTGTGTACTTCTAATAGTAATTCTGTTTGTGCGTAGCCTACTTGAGCATTGTTAATAAACATGTCACATACTTCAATGACATCTGCTACCTTAGGAGTACTACGAATGTTAAAACCATTACCACGACTTAGACCCACAATAGTGTGTCCTTCCTCTTGGTATGCTTGAGCTAGTGCTTGCCCAATACCGGCTGTGTGTCCTGTGATTGCTATCTTCATTGAATGTAGTCCTGAATACTTATGCCTCGCAATTGATCCTGGGCTTGAATAAACTGATCAAGTTCTGCTGTGTTATCTCTATCTACAGCAATATAATCAACCAGGTGTTCTACACTTTCTTTGGCCGCCAAGGTAAAACGATTCTTGTACTTTATGTTCAATGGATCCGGACTGTCTAGTAATGCCCAACTATGATCAATGTCATAACGATCAGCTAACTGTACCAAGTATGGAAGTTGAGCCACATTAAGCGCATTAACTGTGGTCCACAGATTTAAATTGACATCCATGTCCCGATAAACACTTATGTTATATATAACTTTTTCCCATTTGATGGGCCAACGTACATAGTCGTGTACCGGTCCTGCACCATCAAAGCTAACTGTTACAGTAACATCAATACCACGTGCTACTAGATCTTCTAATTCAGTTAATACTGTGCTACCATTGGTATTAAGTCTGATACTTTGTACGCTATTGGGTAAGTTGGCCAAGATGTTTTTATAGTTCTTACTGTGTGCTGGTTCGCCGCCATTTAAATCTAAATGTGTAACACGGTCAACAGGCAATTCCCAAAAGCGATTGGTATTGTCCACAATAGGATAGGTCTTGGATTTTAAACTGCCAATTTTAGTACTTAAATCTTCATTGCAAAATTGGCAAGCACTATTACAAATGTTATCCAGTACTCCGCCTACCACAAGGTAGTCATCTAATAGTTGAGTCTTTTCAAACTCAATTGAGTTTGTTCTGATACTTGAGCCGCTGATGTTTTCTGTTTGTTCACAACGACCACATTCGGTTGGCCATTGGTTTTGATTAAGTTGATCTCGAACTGTACGTAACCATTTACTTGAATCCATTTGATCTAGTGTATCAAATTGTGGTGCATTAACCATATGGCCACAACGGCTAACAGTACCGTTGGGATTAAAACGCACAAAGTGGTCTAGCCTAGGACAGCGCATAAGTTTTTACTTCGTTGAATAATATCATTGTATAAGTCAGGATAAAATGTCTGTATGTGAGCTAGTATTTCTTTAAAGGTAACAGTCTTACCGAGTAGATCGTGTCGTAATACTTTATCTAATTGTAGGTAGTAGTGTAGTTTTACGTTGGCACTAAACTCATTGATTAGACGTTGATCTCTTGACAGTTGGTGCCAAGTTAAATCTGTTGCTGTGCTTAATTCCTCTATTGGTCTTATAGTAATGCTAGCGGTGGTGTATCTAGCCAAGTTAACTAGCCAATGGAATTGTAAAGTAAAGTGCCTGTTTAAAAACAAGTACTCGTGTATTAGTTTAAGTGTTGCTTCACGTGCATACTCGGGATTAAATCGCAGGAAAGTTTGTACTCCGCTGACATAACGATCAAGAGGATCACGTATAAACACTTCAATTGTTTCTAACTGTTCTATTTCGCTCAAGCTCAAACTTCTAAAGTTACTGTTTAACAAACTGCTTGACCCATTTTTGAATATGGGATAGACGTACCGATTGTGAGATACTTCAAGTACCTCGCACTCATCTGGAAAGAGTATCGGATCTAAGTAAGATAGCATAGAAAGAGTGGGAGCCTTGGCTCCCACACCCTAATCAGGAAAGATTATTGCTTCTGACGACTGCGGATTTGAGCTAAAATATCTTCAGCTCTCATGTTTGCAGGTTTAGCTTCTGCTACCGGAGCTGTTGGAGCCGTATTTGGTTCCTCTGCCACAGGAGCTGTTGCTACTGGTACTGGTGTATCTTCATCTGCGTCATCTAATGCCGCTGGAGCAGGCTTGGCCGCTCCTTCTGGTACGTTCAAACCATATGGCTTGTAGTAAGCCGCCCAACGATCTGGATCGTATGGTTGACCATCAACTGATGCTTCAAACATCTCTTTGATTACTTTCAAGTCTGCTTCTGTTGGCTTCTTAGGTAAGAAGTCTGACAAGTTAAACAAACCATGTGCATCAATTGCCGCTTGCTCTTCTGCTGTCAGTGCAGATTCTTTACGTGACCACTTGCTTGTTGAGTAGTCAGCATATCCGCCTTTTGAAGTTTTAACAATTTGGAAATCCAAGCCACGCTGATAGTCAGTTGGCAATTCTTCCATTTCTGGATCCATTAAAGCCGCTTTGATGATGTTAAAAATCTGTGGACTAATAGTGAATCGACGAATTGGATTCTCGGGCGTCTTGTCATCGCCAAGTGCGTTCTCACGTACAAAGCCCTGGAACACATAAGACTTCTTCTTCCAATACTTACGACCCATTTCCTCTAGGCTAGGATCTTTAAACCAAGGACGAACTTCCGCCAATACTGGGCAAGCCTCACCATACATTTCCATACATGGAACTTGAACCACAATTGGCTTAGAATCTGCTTGGCCTTTAACGCCAGCAAATGGTAAACGGATCATTGCACGTTCAGCCCAAAAGAAGCTGTTCTTAGTATTGCCGTCTGGTAAAAATCTTAATCTTGCTGTGGAACCTTCTGCAATGTTCCAGTGTGGATAGATAGCGTTGTCGCCACCCGATTGTGAATTGCCGCTGCCGCGGTTTTCTGTTGCTTGTAGTTTTGCACGAATTTCTGCTAATGTTGTTGCCATGATAGTTTTTCCTTTATAAGATGGTCTTAGTTACTGCATGCCTAGATATATTCTAGCACCCTGCTAGTATATAACAATAGTATTTAGCTTGTCAAAGGAAAAGGCAGAGATTTTCTGCCTTTGGTTAAAATAAATTTTTGGTTAGTAAGTTATGTTATTAACGTTTGGATGGCTGGGTTGGCTACCATACTCGTTTGTGTTGCTTTGT